GGCCCTGTCGTGTCATGGACTAAAATAAGGTTTTGGATTTTACCAATAGATTTTTTATATGCTGTTCTATATTTCCTTAACTCTGCGGTTGTCGCGGCATTATTTGCTTTTTGGCTTTTGAGAATAGCGCTGTTTATATCCTCTAAATATGTCACTCTTCGTTACCCATATCCTCTTTCTCTTTCTGAACTCTTGCCTCTTCCTCTTCCGGTGTTTCCTCGTCACTTCCCTGTCCGGCCTGTTCAATCTGTTTTTGTTCAATATCATAATCAAGATCGAGTCTCGCACTTGCTGTTTGCCCTGACAACCAGCCCTGATTGTTTTGCTTTATATATGCTGTAGTTTCTTTATCAATATCACGGCTTACAAGATCGGGGAAGGTGATACTACATTTTGTTGAGGTATCTTTCCTTGTTTTTATCATTTTCACTTCACCAGTTTTAGCATCTATTTCCTCTTCTTCTATATCTTCTTTTTCCGGTATTCTGCCGATCTCAATCCCGTACTTAATTACACGCCTGAACATTTCCTTAAAGTGATGCCCGAAAAAATCCTGCCAGTCTTCAAATTCTTTAACTGCCGGGCCTTCCGCAATCATTGTCGAGGCATAACTCCCATTTGAAGCATCGGATGTAACCATAAATTCAGGCAATCCGCCTGCCGCAGAAATGGCAAGAAGTAAAGCCCTGCCGTCTTTTTGAACATCTGCCGCCTGGAGGTTAGGGGATTTCAATTCATAATCAACATTCTGATTTGTTGTAAATACACTGACATTTTTAGGAGCTTTCGCCAGGGTCGTACCGTCTTCATTTGTTTTCCGTGTCGTCGGATACTTCGCAACAACGTTTGCCGCCTGTGCCGGTGTCCCTTTTATCTTTTTAATAAGCGCAACCGTATTTCTAATCTCGTTTAACTTCATCCGATCTTTAAGCCATTTCTTATACATTTCTAAACTTTCAAGCATCGGCTCAAGAAATGAACGGCCCCTGGTATCGTCGCTGTCTGTGAGTATTTTTATATGCTGGACTTCTTCAGCGGGTATAGGTTTGTTTTTATAATAGTAATTGAGTACTACCTCAATATCTTCAGGATCTGTTTCAATTCCATGAGTTACATTTTTAACAACTTTATCGTCTGGCTCATGTATCCAGGCTGGATTCATAAAACGAACTGACAGCGGTTTTTTCGCTTCCTCAAAATACCTTAGAAATACTTCACCGTCCCGAATACCACGCCGGACTATTTCCTTTTTACGCAGATCCATTTTATTCAATATCCAAAACTCATCCCAAAACTCTTTCACTGCCGGCGTCTGACTTTCTGCTTCAACACTAAACCGACGACCAACCACATACTTTTCAAACAATCGGATAATATTTCTACCATGCCCGTTTTTAAAATATACTTTGTTGACCTGTTCTAATAGTGTCTGTCGATCTTGAGAATCTAACTGATTTATTTTACCACCGAGTAATGTAAACTCAGCTTGGTCTCTATCCTCAACAACAGTATTGCTTTCTGTAAGATTTTTAAGCTGTCCAATTTGATCTTTTAATATCTGGGCTTCTTTATATCTTATCTGCCCATTTATGGCGTAGGTTTTTATTCTTTCAAACATTTCCACCTCACGCCTATATTATCGTGTATTTTAAATGTTATTACAAGTAGGCAAATAAAAAGCCCCGGTTAAGGGGATGGCTGTTTTTACTTTCAACCTATTCTGTAAAATTAATTTCTTCAATCTTCTATATATTGATATTTTCCGTCTATCAATTTTATATAGTCACAATCAGGGTTTAATTCAAGAGAGATTGCATAAGCTCTATTGCTCTGATTATCAGGCGATCTATCTTCTGTTATCATCCCGCCCTTGATAATCATATCACCAACATTTGAACCCGTATCCTCATCGGCCCATTTATAAAAAATTTCAATTTCAGGAAATGATTCAGATATTTTGCAAACCAACTCAGGAACACCTGCCCATGCAGTATCAAAATGAAAAACATTATCTGCTTTTTTCTCACATGCATAACTATTCCATTTCGTACCCCAATTTGCACAATTCCAATCATACCAATAGAAAAAGCCTGTTTGCTGATATGCAGTAATACATTTAATCAAATCGGAAATCTTTTCCGGTTCAAGTTCTCTGAAACAATCCTCCATACGGTTCGATTTTTCCAGTCGCCCTATTATCTCATTATCGTAAACACCAATGCCGATGGCATTTTTAGCATGGTTAATAATACTTAAACAAAACTCAGTGTCTTTCAATATCTCTGGGTTCGGTACTATTTTTTCAAAATCTGGCATTTGTAAACGATCTTTGTGAACTGTTGAAAATCTATCAACAAGTTTTTGCACCTGTTTTTTTTCTCCAATCAATTCAATTTTACTTGTTATATGATTAGGCATTTTTTACTCCTTATTATTTAACGTATCTATCATATCAATGCTAACTGTAAGCAAAGTGTCATAATCGCTGACCATCGCTTCTGTTGTATACTCCTTAATATCCTCTTTTGACTTGCCTTCTTTTTTCATACACCATCTAACATATCCCATAACAGAATAAGCATTTCCGTCAACTCCAACCAAATCATACATTATACTTCTCCTTATATAAATCTCTGTCCACGATTTGCAATTACAGGAACCATGAAAATGATATTGCAATTACTCAAAGTAACCTGTAATTTCCTGCTATTATCGACAAGTTTAGTTTTACCGAACTTCCTTGTCTGTTCTCTTGTATATAATGCGCTGCCGAATTGATATTTGATGACCTTCATTTCTTGTCCTCTATTATTCGTTCAATCGAGAAGGCAGGAATGTAGATTCCGTGTTTTACACTCTTGAATGGGTATGAAGAGGACTTAGACCGTTCTACCTCTACAATCCTCCCTACAACCTCCGTCTCCGGAAGCGCGATCATTGCCTTTAGTGTTCTGATTTTTACTTTCATTTTTTTCTCCTCAAAAACCCAATTACGAAATTAATTATACCTGTATAAAACCAAATCCATGTAAAAAAATCTTGATCGTATTTAAAGTCAAACCCCCATATTAATAACATTGAAAAGCCTGCAATTAAAAAATACATCCCTTTCTCCTCTGCGGGTCGTTCGGATTCCCGCGCGTGGTTTAATGCCGGTTTCCCGGCATCCGTCACCTATATGTTGTCTTTGCTATTTCAGCTTCAGCGACATAATCTACATCGTCATCAGATACCTCAATTATTTCCAACTCTCCCCATCCCTCAGGAAAGACATTACCAGCGAAAGAATAATATAGATGATGCGGAGAATTAGTATCTTTTCTTACTATCGAATAGCCTTCTTTTCCGTGAACCCTGACACCTTCGGTTAATTGATCGATTGTCTTTTTCATTTCTTTTTTCCTTCCTTTAAAAGGGTTTGATTTCTGCGTAGACTTTTTCCAGTATTTCTAATTTTGCTTCGTACTTTCCTCGGTATATATCATCGTTAGACATGCCGTTTAAAAATCTCTTTGTTTTCGCTATTTTGCTCTCTACTTTGCTCCATAATGGCTCGTTGCTGTTGTCGTTATTGTTGCGGTAGGGATTAAATCCTTCGCCATTGTCATTATATAATTTGTCGTATTCTTTTTCATTCATTATGTTCTCCTCTTTCTTAATCATGCTTTCAGTATAAACCCTGTAGGTTAGGTTGTCAAGCGAATATTTTCTTATCTATGAAAGTTTTTTAGACGGTTTCTTATATTACAATTCTTATATATTAGAGGAAAATATCAGTATCATCGTCCGCTTCCCCGTAGTACTCTTCTGCATATAAAGGAGGGATATAAACATTATAAACAAAGCTATCCCCTTTATCCGGAGACCTCCCAAGCCGCTTTTTATACTCTTCTTTATTTTCCATGAGGTATTGACCATTTGGAAGAGGTTTGTATCTAATGCCTGTTAAATCCTCTATAAGCTCATCGTCATCGGGTATAGATATTACATTTCCGTTTTCGTACTGCTCTTCAAATATTGCTCTGGCATTAAACCACATTTCAGCGCGTAAATTCTTATATGTCTTCGTATCAAATGCAGATGCAGCGCTATCCAGCCCTACTGCCGCATGTCCCTGTTCTGCCAGGTCATCAAATACCCCGGCTCCAACTCCACAAGCATCGACGTTTATAATATCGCTTAATTTTGTTTCTGCCATGAGCTTACCAACAGACCAAGACAATTTTTTCTTTCCCCAGGTGTCTTGAAATTCTACCGTCTTCCCTGTCATCTTTGTCAAGACGCATTGATCGTTACCCATACGTGCAACATCAAAACCATACCTTGTCGCCCCGTCACCTGCATCAACAACGGCATTAATGGCGCTCTCTACCCATGCCAGCGGAATAAGGTTGTACTCACTTTCCTTTGCGAACTCCCCGAGAACTTTCGTCTCCCATAAATCAGGACGTTTAATTTCCCACATTTTACGCTTTTCTTTTATATCAGGTTCGTTCGTTATCTGTATTTCAGGCTGTAGTTTTTTCGGCCATTCGCTCTTATTTTTAGGTCTCCCGTATTTGAATAAATCTTGATTCATGTATTTTTTTTCACGCGGAAACTTTGAAGGATTAACAAAAGGGGAGTCGTAAGCTGAAAACTTGATACAGTTCCAGGCTGATCGTTCTTGAGAATGATGCTTTCTAAAACTACATTGCTGATCTGCCCCGTCTGTTGTACTCAGTTCTAATATCCGAGCCTGCCCGCCTGTCATAGATCCCTCAACAGCATCGAATAGCCATTGCTCTAAACCTTTCGCCTCATCTAAAATCCAAAGGATATTGGCATCGTGAAACCCTTCCATCCGATACGGCTTATCAGTCGAAAATCCAAGCATATACCAATCGGGGTCAATTCTTATTTCTTGTAAATTACACTTCCCGCGTAAGTCTGTATTTTTTCTATAGATGCTTCCTATCTCTTTCCATAGCAGATTTTTCACCTGATTGTTAGTTGGAGCTGTCGTGATTATAATCGAAGGCCAATATAAATTTAGAAAGGTTACTGCGATTGCAGATCCAGTTAATGTATTATGTTCATAAGCATATGGCGTTATATATGTCCCTGTTTCCGGAACTGTAATCGCAACTGTTTTTGCCTCTTCATATCTTACTGATTTAACATCTTCCCAGTACATGTTTGGTAAACAATCTTGTCTCCATTTACCGTATGGTCTTTTCGCTCCTGTTCTTTCTACTTCTAATAATTGTTGAAGACGCTCCCCCTTATAACTCCACAACTTTATTTTTCTACTGAATACTTGCGCATCTTCTAATGATGCTATAAATATTTTATGACAAATCCCTTCCTTCTTTATCCCTTTATATGTCCACTGTGTTTTTTGTGTGTGTATTAACGGTCGCTTTATCCCGATTCTTTTTAGTAAAATATATACATCTTCTGCAAGTTTTCTTGATACTGTTGTATAGCCTATTTGCGTTGTTATTCTATTTGTAGAACTATTTTTACAAATGACATGACCATCACACATATATAAATATTTTAAAAACTCACATATCTTTTTATCTGATTGTTGAAATATTTGACTTGGTATGTCTTTATCTTTTGCCAACTTATTATCAATGCCATATTGCCGTATAACTTTTTTCACTGGGTTAACTCTCCCGCCCTTATTCCCGCCAGTAAAATGATAATCATATTTCCCAGTCTTCCGTATCCCTATATTATAATATTCCGCTATTTCGTATACATCTTTTTTTATTAATTCGTCCTCAGTTGTCATAGTTACTGCCCCGCCCCTGGTACTCCCGTCAGCTATTATATATGCTAATAATTTTATTTCCATTATATTCATAGCATTATTATAATTAATTTTACTGTTCGTTTTTACCGGTGCCGCAATACATGACCCTTGTTTTATATCATTTGTAAAACCTTTTACTTCTAAATATTCTTTTCTATTCTTTCCGTATATATTTTTTTTTCCGCTTTTTTCTGCTACATATAACGGGTGATTGTCTGTTATTTTTATTTCAGTTCCATTGCCAAGTTTTAAAACTTTTATTTTCTGAATACCATTATCTGCGGCATAAGCCTTCTTAAACCCTTGGGGCGTTTCTATTTCAAATGATTTATTGATTAATTCTTTTATTTTTACTATCGACCCATCTGATAATTGTATAAGCTCATTTTCTTCCCGACACTTACTAATTCCATGCGCTGCACGAACAGATGTTCTTTTATTATTCTGTACTGAATCAATTATAAGCCGCATACCAGACCACGTTCTTAATCCGCAAGCATCCTCAATATAATCTGTCCAGTTATTGCGATAGTATTCTATAATTTCAACTGACTTGTCACTTTCCACTTTTCATTCTTTTGTCGTAGGCATCCTGAAGGCTCTTCATATTTGTGCTTACATTTATATTCTGGTCTACTTTCTGCCCGAACGTTTCCCGGTCTACCATTTCCAGATACCATGCAGATGCCCGCCATTCTTTTTTCCCGGCTTCCATTATAATCCGTTGATGTTTTATTATTGCTTTCGGTTTCCCGGCATATATAAGATATGCAAAATAAAGATATTTTTCCTCAGTCGCTTTTAAATCTTTGTATTTTATTTTCTTCTCTTGTATTCCCTTCATTATCTTTTCACCAGACTTGCGCCAATTATCCCACGTTGATTTTGGAATACCCATGCTGCTGAAAACATACTTTTGAAACTGTCCTTCAAAAAGTAAGCCCTTGATAATCGTTAGCATTTCCCATGTTAGGCTCAATGGCTTCCCCGGCCCTGTTCTTACTTCTTGTTGATTTTGTTTGATATATTTCTGTAATTCTTTTTCTTGATCTTTATTCACAATTTACGCCTTTAAACCGGGAGCTGTGAAACCGTACTTTAAAATAGACTTTTTTAGCTTTTCAAGGTTCTCGTCTGATAGTGTTTTTAAATCACCCTGCAATGGAACAAGAGATTTATAGTCTACATAATCGGTTCCTTCACATGTTATTTTAATAGTCACAGGTTTTTCATCCCCCTAAATGCTTTATTCATATTGAATTAAACTCTCCTATAATAGTTTCTGCCTTTTTCAATCTGTCATATTCTTTTTTAGTTAATTCAAGTGCGTTTAATAATCTTAGATATTCCGGCTCTCCTTTCTCATCTTGCATATTGTCTATTACCCAATTGATAACCGATCCTTTCCATAATTGATAATCAATTTGTTTCCCTTGCTTGTAAGACCATGTATAAGTAATTAAAAAATATTTCATAACTCTTTTATCCCCCCGAATGCTTTATTAAAATCCTCTATCTTTTCAGGATAGTATCCAAGCCAGTCAATTATCTTATTAAATATCAGCCGTTCAAGTTCCCAATCTATTGACAGCTTCATCGGTGTGATTGTTGGTACTAAAATATGGCTGGTATCTATCGGTAGATTTTTGATTGCGTTCGGTTCCTCTTTTGCCACAAGCCAGTATTGCTCGTAAGAATATCCTTTATAACAATTCATCATTCGTTCGTATTTTTTGAAAGCACTGAATAACATAATATTAGTTTCATAACCGCTTGCCATTGGATGCCCGACCGAACAACCCACCTGATCGAATAAGTCCGGTTCTGTTTCTGCCCGCAGCCCATCGATTAAAGCCTGGGCAATCTCATTACTGACAAAAGGGCAGTCTCCTGATATTCTCAGCATTGCATCAAGGCCGTGTTCTTCCATCGTCTGAAAATCCCTTTCAAGTAAATTATACTCATCGCCCCTTGTTATTTTTGCCTCTACTCCAATAGCGACCTGGACAAGTTTATTATCAGTATCTTTATCTGTCGTTGAAAGAATTACATCGTCAAGATTTTTAAGCCGTTTTAGTTTCTCGATCTCCTGTACGATCATGGGCTTCCCGCCAAGTATTCCAAGATGTTTCCGAGGGTATCTGTGTGAGCTGCTTCTTGCTGTTATTACTGCACCTATTCTCATATTCACTCCTTAATCTCCAATTCCAACTTCGCTATCCGAGCCTTGAGCACCTTATTTTCCTCATTTATTGTTTGCGCATTATAGGTGAGCATTCTTCTACCAATAGCATAGTCCTGCATTTTATTGCCTTTTATTTTTATACAATCATTCACCGCAGACTCAGCAGATTGACACCAGCGATTTAATCGAGTGACGGTTTCTTTTAAACGTTTGTTTTCTGCCTCTAACTCTTCGCTCATTCCTTTATCTCCATATACGCCCGAATAAGCTCATCATGGCTTTCGGGAAATCGGCCTAAATAATTACAAATATGATTTGCAATAACTCCCTGAAATGGATATGCGATGTTTGCACAGGTGAGATGTCTATTTATTATTTTAGGATCTGCAAAATGAAAAACTGCACTTACTTTTTCTTTATCTATAGGATGTCTTATAAACTGTTCATCATTAGCTTCTCGTATCTCGCTGTCATATAATAAATCTACATTATATATTGCTGAGGCATATGCGAAATCAGAATGTGTTCCAGGATAATAGGCTTCCTTTCCGGGATTTCCCCTACAATAGTTTAATGTTTCCCTTGAAAGCCATACATCAAAAAACGGCATACAAGGTGCAGGATGAGCTATGTAATCGAGGTTGTACTCCTCTACTGCTTTTACATACCGTGCATTTCTACTATCTGCCGGACCGTAAGATACAGGCACACCATGACGATCTGCAATCTCTGCTATTATCTTATCCTCTTCGTTTCGTGTCGTGCTGACAATCACCTCATCATATCCGACCTGTAAGGATTTAATAATAACCCATTCTATCATTGGCTTTCCGGCAATCTCATATAAAACTTTATCCGGCCATCTACCGAAATTTGCTCTCGCTAATATTATAATTCCTATTTTCATTTTTTATTCCTTAGTATTTTTATTCTGTAATTTATTATATTCTGCTACCGTTGGAAGAGTGTCCGGTATTTCTGCATATGTTACAAAGAGCTTTTGATCTTGTTTAGTTTTATACTTATCGTATTCCTGAATTGCTTCTGTTATGGTTTTTGCTATTAGCCGTGCATCTGTCGTAGGTTGTAGAGTAAGTTTTGAATAAATGCTATCTTCTATTTTCTGAAATATTTCATCTTTCATACAAGCCTCCACGCTGTATAATATATCTCTATTATAGCATACTTTTTACAATTTTGTCTAATAGTTAAAAGAGAGACGGCAATCTGTAGAAACCGCCTCCCTAACCCCTCCGTTACTATTTTTTAGAATACTCACGGTATTCTTTTTATTTATTATAATCGCAATAATCTTTTCCATCATGCAAATATACAAACATCTCTGTAAAAATCCAGTATTCCCGGTTCGTACTGTCTTTCATTTTTAAAATAGGTTGAAAAACAGAGTCTAAAAACTTACAATGTGGACATTCTTGTTTTTCTGGTCTTATAATTTCTTCCATAGCTTTATCCTTTCTAGCCTTTTGACGCGCCCTGGAATAATCCACGCATATAAAACCGCTGTCCAAATATGAAAATTAACAATACTGGTATAAATGAAAACACAGCAGCCGCAAATGTTATCGCATAATCTTTGTCAATCAGATTGTTTTTCGACTCTGCAAATATCATTAATGTTGTACCCACTGGCAAAGTATACAACTCTGTTCGACTTACAACAAGCATCTGCCACAAAAAGCCGCCCCAAGCTCCAACGAAATGCAATATAGCCATCGTGACTATTGCGGGAGCTGCCAGGGGAACTATGATTTTTATAAACTTCGTAACCTCTCCAGCCCCGTCTATTGTTGCCATGTCTAAAAGTTCATCCGGTATTTTCGTTAGATACTGTCTGAAAAAGAAAAGGATAAAAGCTGATACTCCGGACGGTAACCACATTGCAAGCAGTGAATTATATAATCCCATATATCGCATAAGCATAAAAGACGGTATCAAGGTTATCTGTCCAGGTATCACCATCGTAAATAGAAATATCCCGAATAGTATTTCCTTTCCCTTAAATTTCTTTTTAGCGAAAGCGTAACCGGCCATAACATTTATTGGAACCGATAAACAGACCGAACACATTGATATAAATATACTATTCAACAACCACCGCCAAACAGGATATCGAAACATGCGCTCATAATTTTCCAGGGTAAACGTCTTATTGAACACCGAAGGAGGCATTACAGATAAATCCTCATTCGTCTGGAATGAACCGGCTATAAGTAATCCGAGAGGGATTAAAAGAATAAGCGCACCGAGTATAACAATTATAAAGCCAAAGTATTTCATTATTCCGTACCCCCCTTAAAATATCGCCTCTGAATTGTTGCCAAAATAGCGACACAGATCGTAAAGACAACACCGATCGCACTGGCATAGCCATATTTCCCATACTGAAAAGCCTGTAAATATATTTCAAGGACAACCGTGTCTGTCCCGTAATTAGGCCCTCCGCCTGTCATCATAAAAGGATACATCCAAACTTGAGATACACCGACGAGTTTTACAAAAAACATAAACGCCACAGTAGGAAGTATCGAGGGAATAGTAATATACAGATCCTCTTGAAACTGATTGCAACCGTCAAGCCTTGCGGCATCGTATAACTCAGGATTGACCGTTGAAAGTGCCGCCATGTAAATTATAATAGTCATCCCCATATCAACAGATATAATCATAGCGCTTAATGTCCAGAACGCCGCAGGGTTCGACGCAAGCCAAAACACTTGTTTACCGACAATAAAATTTACCACCCCGTCAGGATTCATAAGCCATGACCATATCATTGCAACAATGGGACCGGCAGTAAGTACGGGAATATAATAAGCAAACCTAACGCCCGTCTGTAAAGCTGTTGGCATCCGGTATCCGATCATTGCAATAAATAACGGAATAAAAGTCACACAAGGAACTACAACAACCATAAACTTTCCAGTATTCAAAAAAGCATTTAATATCCTGGGAGTTGTAAATACCTTAATATAATTCCCGAATCCAACAAACGTTTGACTTATCGCATCGGCTTCATAAAAACTTAGCTGTATCGATCTGATAATTGGATAAATAGAAAATACGATAAAAAAGAGTAGCGCAGGTGCAAGAAACACCCACGCCGTAAAATTAGTCTTCTTCAAGAATTTCTGTTCCTTCTTTTACAAAACGGTCAATCGCTTCATCTACTGTTAATTCACCAGTGAATATTGCTTGTAAAGTGGGAGGCCATAAACTCCGAACCTCAGCATATTTTGTGAGTCCGATCCCTGTATCAAATATTCCATTATTGGCAATCATGTCGGCCGCCTGTGCCCATGCTATATTATCGGGCAATACAACCATAGCGGATCGGCGGGAAGGAAACCGGCTTGCAAACCTACACCTTGCCGCCTGGATCTCTGCCCTTGCCATATATCGGGCAAGCTCTAAGGCAGCGGCTTCTCTTACGGGATCTCCAGATTTAAAAAGCATTACTGCATCCGGCCCCATAGATATCGAAACGGGATCTACTCCGGGAGCTGTCGGCCATTCCATCTGTACAACTTCTACCATTCCACTTCCGTCTGCAAGGTTTGTCGATCTCACAGCATTAGGCTCATTCCCGCAAGCTACAATATCACCCGTTTTCATTGCCTCAAGATTTTTAACATGGGTCAATCCCGCAGCACCGGGAGCGAATATTCCAGTATCCTGCATTTCTTTCATAAACGTCAAAGCAGCTTTCCCTTCGGGTGAGTCTATAACTATCTTTCCATTATCATACAGTTTCGCCCCGAATGCTCCAAGCCAGCCAAAACTTGACCAATAATCACCGCCAGTTCCTACCGCAAACGTAGCATACCCATAATACTGTGACCCGTACTTTTCCCGGACTGCTTCGGTAATATTAACAAACTCTGCTATAGTCCATTTATTATCTTCCAGAATATCTCCCATGCCTACACTATCAACAAGCGTTTTATTAACGATCATTACCGCCGCCCACGCCGTTGCAGGCAAAGCATATAAAATGCCGTCTTTCGTACACAAATCAAGAAAGGATTCATAATAATCTGCCTGTTCCTCTTCTGTTAATTCAATCGGTACAGCATAACGCGAATTAGCAAACTCATTAATCCGTCCGAGATAATCCCATGACACATCTGGCGCATCACCTCCGGCAAGATCACCTCTCATTTTAGTGTTTAAGCTGTCGGTTGCATATGCCCTAATTTCAACAGCATACGGAAAATCTTTTAATACCACATCCCGATACCACATAATCTCGTCGGTCGGCTCTTCAATATTATCTTCGGTCGCGGTATACGCTGCCATCAGATCACCTTTCTCAATTCCAAGAATAAGCGTTCCGTCAAATTCTTTGACCTCCTGTTCACCCTCTGCCCATGCGCTAATCGATATTACCAATATCAACAGCATTAATAATACTCTTTTCATTTTGTTACTCCTCTTCAATTTTTTCGTATCCGTTCTCTTCTGCCCATTCATTAAGCATATCTTTACCGAATACATCTTCTACTGCGAGATTACTCTGTATCCAATCTAAAGCATCGTCAAGCAAGTATCCGCTTATCACCGTTTCGGTGAAATTTTGATTCTCTCTCGAACTTGCCACAATCAAACCTCCTCTTATTTATTTCTGCTATGCAGAATATTCAACATCGTTCCTACCCCAGATATTATCCTCTTCATAAATGTGCGGATAGTATATCGCTATCGCTGTTTTTATACCTCCGAATTGATTTGTCGTCTTGTGAAATTTCTTCCGTATCTCTATAGATGTTTTTTCTGACTCTGCTAAAAACTCGTTAATCTTATCATACAATTTATAATTTACATCACATCTACTTTTCCTATTTGCCATTCCCCGATTATTCTTTTCAAAATCACGACCGACAACTTCCCGAACAGAATGAGGCATCGTAAGACGTTGACCGTTTGACATCGCAAAATATGCTTGTTCCATATATTATGCTTCCTCCAATAATTTACGCGCTGCCCTCAATCTGCTTTTTGATTCATTTATTCCCAGGATTAATATTGATTCTAATAATGGAGGAGAAACAGTCTTGCCTGTTATCGCCATTCGTACCGGCATCATAAAATCACCAAGTTTAACTCCTATCCTGTCAGCAAGCCCTTTCAATATAGTTATATTTTCTTCTTCACTTCGAGATTCAAGACTGTCAATAAAGGTAATGAAAAAAGACAAAATCGCAATTATCGTTGCTTTCCCGTTCTGTTCCATAAATTATTCTATCTCCAGTTGCTGCATTGTTTGTTCCGCCATTATCCCGCAGACATCTAACATTTCAGTTATTACTGCTAATACTTCTCTCTTGTTTTTCATATCCACCAGATTACTACTCAACACCTTACTCCCCCCAGAGTTCAATATACTCATATGACCAACGCCAGGATAGCATACTTTATTTATCCCGGTTAAAAACTCTGTGAATATTTCTATATTTTTTCTTTCTGGTAACTGTGCAATCAATAAATGTGTTAAAACATTCTCGTCAACTTTTTTTTCATACTCTTTAAATAACGCTGTCAATAATTTCAATTCTCTTTTTTCAGTCATCGCTTCCTTCTGTAGTTTCGTCATAACCGACAAGCCCTTCCATATCAATAACTTCATCAATTACGTTTTGAAAACACTCATTACAAAGACCGTCATTATCAGCGGCTTCTCTTGCTGATATTTTACGTCCGCACTCTTCGCAATAATTAGCCATAGATTGAAAACCTTATTACATATTCCATAATTCCTCCAATAATATTTTAGTCCTCAATTAACCACTGGAAAAGTTCTTTCAGTGAGTCGAACATATAGACAGTCTTGACTTTTGAAATACAAGTACCGAGAGATAAACCGTGCTCTACAAAGTCGCAAACTGACGAACAAAGATTCTCACTGCTGTCACCATAGGAAAACTCCACACCTTTAAGTGGTTTATAAACACTGCTACCTATATACGCCAGCCAGCCTTTATTCTTGTTAGTGTCCACAAATCCGCAATACGGCGTACACTTTCTTGTAGTCTCAATCGCCGGTTCTAATTTCGCAACATATAATCTTTTCATTTTTCCCCCTATATATTTTCGATCTTGAATCTTCGTGGTATAACTTTATAGAACCGTTTCGCGTATCTTCGTTTGTTATCTTCTCTCCATGTAGATACAATATCAAATGTGCAAGCCACAGTGACAGGATTTTCAAACTCAACCAAATTATACGCTTCTAAATTTTCATACTTTATATTTCCTTCTATAAATCGCCCTATGAGCTTATTACCTATATACAACTTTCCGTCAAAGCCGGTTTCTGTTCCCATTTGTCCCTCCAAAATATATCTATCATTTTACACCCTGTTAGCTGTTCTGTCTATCTTTTTCTTTTTCTGCTTTCCGTATTTTCTGACAGACCTCATTCCAATAATCCGGCCCTTCTTCCGTTCGCTCCCAGAAAAAAGCAGTCAACAAGCTACCGCCATCCTTAAAATTTGCCTTTCCCGTTTCTGCCATATCTCTAAGTTTTCTTATCACTTCCCGCTTTTTACTCTGTGTCAATTCACTTTGTTTTATCCTGGTTATTAACTGGACTGGAGTTTTATCCATCAGCTTGACCCTCACTTATTCTGACATCCCTTTTAACATCTTCCGACCCAACATTTAAAGTACAGGTCTCAAGATCGAGTATAACCGTTTCACCTTTTTTAATATCTGTTAATGCCGTGAAGGGGATCTTGCCTTGTAATACTAATTCAGTTATGTCCATCTATTTTTACCTTTTTCAGTTTTCCCCATTTAGTTCTATATACCGCATCACCAGCTTGTACATCTTCGCCAGCTTTGTTCCACAATCCTAATATCTGTAATAATATTTTAGGCATCACATATTCTTTTGCAACTGTTTTGTCTTTGGACTTTTCTATATTTATATATTTTTTCATCAGCACTTTTTTGTCCTTAATTTTCTAGCAACTTCTTCGATAGCTTTTTCACTTCTTTTCTGTACATCCCTGTTTGCCGATTCCTTGATATCTTTTGTAAGTTCTTGATAAGATTCTTGTTTTCTTGTCCTCAAATTTCGCCATTCCGTTTCTGGAATCTCAAGAGGATTAATTCGTCTGCCATTTAATTCAACTGTCACTTTATACTCTTTATTTAATCTGCTATACAAATATCCACAAGCTTTACAGGCTCCCGTGTCTTCATTTTCCATTTTCTCTGCCCTGCATTGAGGACAAATTCTTTTTTTGCGATAGGGGCAGCCCCCTTGCATGTCTTTCGGAACTCCATACATAACATCTTCTTGCGGTTCACAAAAACTTTCTATCTTTTCTAATGCTTTATCAAGTTCTGTCAAATTATCTTCAAACAAATTGTATTCTTTTACAACTTCAGCTGCCCATTTTGCAAACCCTTTTGCACTTACCATCACTTACCCCCTCTTAGAGTGTGAAAAATATTATTTAGTTTCTGCTTATATAGCATTGTTTATATATACTACCTCCTATAAATAAAGGGCATGGCAGGATTTTTGACAACGGGTGTACCTGCTTAACTCTTCCCGTTCCCGGTCTGCCATAACATACAGGACGTTTGACAAATCATAATTCCCGGTCCATGCCCTAATTAATTTTAAAACTCTCGTGATTGAACACTTTACCGAACCACATACGCCAAACTGAAAAATACTTTTTACCGGACATTTTGTAATGGCTTCGATATGTCAACGGTAAGATTTGTTTGATAGTCCACTTTAATCTATTTTTCATAACTCCCTCCAAATAACCGACTTTGTGAATTGCGCTTTGCTATATTAACGATTGCCGTATTTATTTTTATCTTTCCTGAACAATGTTTTGTTTCCGTCGCAAGCCGTGCAGCTTCACGGGTGCATGGCAAGTCAATATATTTCACAACTACCTCCAATCAAAATAAGCACCCACGAGGGCTCGAACCCCGGACAAGCTGTTTACAGGACAGCTGAACTACAGGTGCAAGATTATCATACCAAGCGACCCCTTTATTATATACCCTTTAAGTCATCCTGTAAAGTTTTATTTTCATCTCTTTCAGCTAATCCCCAAAAGCCATTATCCTGCCAAACGTTCGGACAAAATCTAACAATATCATATTCAAGATTTATTTGCTCTTCAGTGTTTCCGGTTAAACCGAGCAGTTTCATAAGATGTACAGTCGGCATATCTTTTTCTTGTAGCAGCTCAACAACTTTATCTAACAATTCTTGATTGTCCGGCTTCTTTTTTAAATCACCTGTTTTATAATGTTTCAAATTTCGAGTATAAACTTGACGTGGTATTCTATGCCCGCCGATCATTTACCCGTTATCCTGTATAAACTTTTTGGCTTACTGATACAATTTACATTTCTGACAGCGCGATAAATACGCAGATACCTATTTGTCGTAGCATCCATTATTCTACTACCGAGTCTACGCCGTACCAAATTACACAGCTCTACGCCGCCAATTTCTGCACCATCTGGCAGACGGTTAAGGATTGCAAATGTCGCTTGTTTTGCGTTCATGGTTTACTCCTTTCCCGAATTACTATACACAAGCAATTTAGGCATTTTCCCTGTACTGACTATTTCATTAATTCGCGGTAAAATATGATCTGATAAAGGTCTTCCGTCTGGCATCATAACAAACGCCATAAACTCTTTTTCAATAGTTGAAATTCCGCATTCAATCGCTTCAAGTTTTGCTTTAATGGCCAATAATAAAGCGCGCCATCTTTGCCGAATTGCCTGGTCAAGTTGCGTATCAACGGATGAGGCAGAGCGCGGTTTCCCTGTTTCTGTTTTTATAAACTGATCTCTTGCTGGTAAATCTATTGTAAGCTGAATAAGCAACCCGGAATATTCAAACATGACATGCGCTTTTTCACGCTCCTCCATTACCCCGAATCTATCAGCTCCGTATTTTCTGAGTGTTCTTTTTATTTCTTCTTGAGATTTTTCAGGACTGACAGATGTTGACCTTGCATAATTACCCATGTTCACTCCTCCGGCTCATACTTTCCGCTTCCTTTTAATCAAACACTTCCCGTCTGGCATTAATCGACGGTTTAAATCGACCTGGTAGAATCCTTTCATTTTCCCGGCGATTACATGCCATAACCGCATCGGTAAATTAAAGCTGTTTACAAAGTTTTCAAAATCGTAACAACAAATAGGCACTTCATACGACTCATAATATCCGTATGCTACATCGGTCACTGGATAAGCAAAATGATCCCTAAAATCATAAACCTCCGTTCCGTCAGTATCAGGGCAAGCTGTAGAGTCTGCTGTTGAATACACCGTCACACCTCCGGTAGTTCCAGGGCTGGCTTCCGTATTTCGTCCATCATTTAATCACCCTCACTTTTAAAGCCGTACCATTAAATGTGTTTTGAAAACTCAACTCTTCTATCTTTTTCATAATGCACGATCCGCATAATAACCCGCCGCCTTTCGGCTTCCCTTCAGGTTTTATCTGTTCCCATAAACGATTCGGAATAAGGACGTCGATGGTGAAGATTTTGCCGCATTCTTGGCACGTACAATCTTCTATCTCGCGCTTCCACCAGTCTTGCAGTGATTCATTTATTTCGTCCATTAGGTGTCCTCCTACCATTTACCCATTTCATCTTCATATGCAGCGTCTACCGCCACAGACCGAGCCAATCCTTGAAGATCGTATATTTCTCTTTTATACTCTTTCATGCTGATCTCGCCATTATTAAACTGATCTTCTAAATACTGTTCTTCTCGCTCATATTGATCCATTTTTCCCCTCCAGTTCCGCTATCCGTACCTTGAGTGCGTCCTCTCGGGGGCGGTTGTTCCAACTGCGTATTACCTCTTTAAGCGGGCCGCAAACAGTTTTCATATAACATCGCTTAGACGGCACATCAAAAGGATTATTTTTATCACAGACAATTCTTCCAAATACAACGCCTTCATGTTTATTTTTCGTTTTTGATTGGTCTTCAATATGTGCAGACGATCCGCACGGGCACGGCTTCAGCTCTTCACTCATGGGGAGCTTCCTTCGATGGGGTGGGTTTAAGGGATTTTAGTAATAAATCCCGCATCCGTGACATGGCTAATTGTGTAATTCCCCTTTTATACAACTCCTCTAATTTCTCTACATCTTCCCGATTAACCGCTACCTCACCGGGTTCGAGGGTTCTAAACCTCCGGCTTGCATCCATCGGTGATAAGTGATGAGTAATACCGTCACAGATATATTCCTGAGCAAATACTACTTTCACTTACCGGCCTCCGAAATAGTCAAATTGGCACTGTACTAATTTTCCGCACCTTACACATTCATAATCACGGAACGCCGAAGACCCGTTGTCCCACTTGCCCAATAAAACGAAATCATGCCTGAATAAGAAACAATATATTTTGGTAATTATTTTCATTCCCCTGCCTCCTTGATTGCGGCACTATCAACGGCTTTTTCATAGTAAGCATCTTCCGGTGGGTCTTTATAAATAGCCGGACATAAACAGCGGATGCTATCCTTTTCCGCCCAACGGCATATATTACACATATAGTGGTGATCTTGGTAACAATCTGTATTCATCCTGTCCCTCCTTAAATTGTTCAAAGTTAGGCGAAGTTTTTAAACAACTTCCTCAGCTTGCCCCATAAGCGCACTTTTGGGACGGCTTTTAATGCCTCTTGATACTCTATTACTTCTAATGCTTCCGAAAATCCAACAGGGATACCTCTACCGACCATTACACTCAAAGCCTCTAATCTTTCATCTTTCATAATATCTCCTATGCTACGATTTCTTTTAATGTTTTCATTTCAACCTCTTTGATTTTCATTTCAGATAACTCCCGGTTACCCGCAGTAATTACGCATAACTTAAAACTCCTGACATCCACCGCCAATTCGGTATGTGGATTTTTCCCTGTCGGTTAGTGCCTGGAATGAATTCCACATATCCCAAAACACGGCACT